GAATCCATTGCTTACTGTGGCAAGTGTTCCTATACTACCCGATGTTGCCGATACGTTGTTATAGGGTTCGCTCGGATCTTTATAATAATAGGAAAAATAGTTATACCACAATCTACGTATCAAGTCGCCTTGATCATCATGAAAAACTATGCGAGCAGGTTCATAATGTATTTTTGACTGTGTTACTCTCTTACGATTATATTGATTTAAAACTTGTGTATCTATCTTAAACTTTGGCAATTCAATAGTCTTGACCATCAATCCTATTGAATTAATATTACCTGATCCGTATGCCGCTGCTAACTGAGGTATCTCAGATGTATTGAGATTAAAATATACATGGAATAGAAACTTGTATCGCGGAACTAGTTGATATCCGTTGGATAAAAAAGTCCTGCTGGCATGTGCCCAATCCTTCAGCGATGTTGCGCCTGGCGGCTGAAGAGATTGGTTACCTAACCCGAAAAAAGACATAAGAATTAAAGAGTAACAAAGCTAGCTGCGCCAGTTGCTACATTATTAATTGTATGGGTTATTGCTTCGCCAACTCCAACTGGGGTACCCGCACTGTTGACTTGGATAGCGTTATCAAAGTTTATAGTCATAGAAATTTTTACTGCTTCGCTGGTATTATAGTCCATTTTGTTATAGTTAACATCAGACAAATAACAGCCAAGTATTTGCCATTCTTCTAAAACTATAACTTGATTCGCGCCATTACCGCCATCTAATACTTGGAATTGTGTGGTGAACTTATAATCAATTCCGGAGCTAGCTGAACTTTGTTCCATGAAGTCTAATTGTTTCTGTAATTGTTCGCCTACTAACTTACTAACATTACCTTGAGCGTCATCGCGCAATTCACACACGACATTTTGCCATGTATGTTTTCCAGCTACTTTTACAGTACTATTATAAATTGGCAGTAATATTTCAGCAAACTGTACATGTGGGCGATCAAATGACATAACTTGTTTTGTTAATTCAGTTGTTGGTTTACTCACGCCAAAATTGCTAAAATAAACTCTAAAACGATACGACAATTTAGGCATGAGCAAACCTTGGGTGTTTGGACTCTGTCCATCTGATCCCAAAGGTACGGTCATGTTACTTAATGATGATGTTGCCATTTTTTAATCTCCAATATACTTTATTTAGTTAACATTTTTTGAGTAATTTGCCCAAATTTTGTTATGCCACTGCCTGAGCAGCTATCGTTCCTGTATTTTGTATTCGTAATGGAATGTAGATAAATTCCACTGCTTTTACTGGCTCTATAGCAATATCCACCCATAATTGATTCGCATCAATCGTAGTTGGTGTATTATTTGAACCATCACACACAACCAAATAATCATATATGCCGCGCTTTGCCACCAAGTCAATCATCAAACTAGTAATGGAGTTACTGATCTCTGTACGAGTAATCGCATCGTTTGGCTCAAACAAATATTGTTTACCAATAGTGTTAAGGCGTGAGCGTATGTATGCTACTAATCGTGCTACGTTAATTCTATCTAGTGCTGTGGCAGTGCCTTGTAAAGTCTTATTACCAAAATTAGTTATGCCAACACCAGGAATAAACGTAATTGGATTTACTTGGTGTTGATATAATACATCGCGTAATCCTTGCCCAACACTTAATGTCACAAAAGCGCCGGTCACGGCATCGATATAACCAAGCTGAAGAGCGTTATCTACCAATCCGCGTCGAGTTCCAGCAGGTGCTAACCAAGGATAAGATATCTCATCACTACGGATAATAGTACGAATCATCATGTGACTTGGGGCAGTCACTGCTAAATTGCCACTAAGATCAGTAGTCTGGCAGCTAGGATAGAACGCACCGGAATAACTACTGTTAGTCTGAAGACCATCGCCAGTGGGCAATCCTAAGCCATTATTGTTGGTTGACCAGGCAACGATCTCATCAGGAGTCAATCTCATTGGCGTATCTACCACAGAGAAGGCAACGTCACCGATTTCATCGTTCAATTCGGCCATATTAAGTGCCAATTCTGGATATCCAGGGACAGCAATTAAGTTGTACACTGTCTGTTCTTCACGTATTTTGGCATTGGTATCTATAGCTGACTTCAATGCTTTTACAATCAATTCTCTCTGCGATTGGCGACCCATATATGGGCTGCCATCAGGGCGACTGCCAGTCGCTGATAGCCAAGTATTGGTGTACTCTTGTAATGACCAGTACATAGGACTAATATCAGGTTCTTCGTTTGAATTATTTTCAATACAAACGTAGTTATTACCAGCATACATCACATATTGTCCAACAGTATAAGATGTAGAACTTATCCAATCGTATGTGGGGAAACTGTTATTATTAAAATAATAAGATTGATAAGTTTTGACATTAAACCCTGACCGACGTGTATTCCACAATAAAATACCATTTGGATATAATTCTGCGTTAGGCGCATCAGGGTCTAAGTAGTTACTGGTCAGCAAACTTTCAATAGTTGGCAATGGATCATTTACTGGATCAGTTGTACCATTTGGTGCCCAACGTGCATCTTGGAAAACAATACCATTACTGGTACTGGCATCAGTATTGGCTATTTCTACCCACTGATCTACGCCATTTACATTTTGCCAACGATATAACATGGGATAGTTTTCTAAATCATTTGTATCAACCCACAGATCGCCGTATTGTAATGGGCTTTGTGCTGTATCTGTCTGCGTAGTGGGAGCAGTGGCTGAGATAATTGGACCAGTCGCATTGCATAAACTTAAATTATAGCCACGAGCATCTACAGTAACATTTTGATAACCTTGCCATACTCCATTATTTGATATCAAGATATCAACTTGTGTAGGATCGCTATAATACCAATAAGTTCCGCTAGCAGGATCTAAATAAGGAGCCGAGTGTGCTGCGGTATAGGTAAACAATGGACTGCTGATCCAATTAGATAATATCAATCCGTCAGCACTTCCTTCAACATAATTTTGTCTAACCAAAGAAGTACTAGTTGTAAATCCAGCAGCCGTTACAGGAGTGCCAGATACGTTTGTTAAGATGATATCGCCACCTGTACTGTGTGTAAACACAATAGCACCAGTACTGGCTATGCCGGCACTGACATAAGGAATCCCAGCTGAACTAACAGCAGCGATAAAGTCGCTAGGAGTTGTTCCCGATAATACTACCGTCACCGAAGTTAATACTGCTGTGCCTGGCTGCGTAGCACTGATGGTGAAGCTGTTACCACTTATAAAGGTTTGCGTTGTATTGCTGCCGGTTACAACAGTAGCACCAGCGGTATAACGTGATAATATCAATAATCCTGCTAGAGAATTGTTATAAGGAGTGCTCTGCGCATAGGTAGTTCCTGTCGGGATATTAGCACCGCCACCAGATGGATCAAGTGTATATAATGCAGCAGAATCCGAAGAATATACTAGACAACTCTGTGGCACAAATGTACCCAATGTTGAACTGTATTTTTTAATAACAATATTTGTTCCGAGATTGACATTAGATGTCTTTTGCCATATAGAACCTGTCGGAGCTCCGCCTTCCGGATTCATACTAAATGTATTCCACTGAGGGACTGTATAACTTGGTGTTGCTTGATATTGAGGAACATAATATGTCCCAATAGTTAGACCTAGATCTGAAATAACGGTTCCACTGCCAGCAGCTATTTCAATAGTGCCTGTACTTAAGGCTGCCGTATAATCACCGTATATATTCAACGCCCCGCCAACATTGGCAGCATAAACACCAGTGATTGATGCGCTTGTTATTACATCTACTACCCCAGTTACCGTATTATTGGGAGAGGTAGGAACCGTAATCGGTGTCCCATTAATCTGAAATGTATCTCCGGGACTCAATGATGTAGGCGTCATTGTACCTTGTACTGTGGCCCATGATGTTTGCCAGCTTGCACTGCCGACCTGTACCCATGTATTATATAACTGACTGAGGGCGGCATCAGGTGTTTGAGTACTGGTAGGACCACCACGTTTAAAATAGACTGGATTAGTTGTATAAGTGGCAGTTACGGCATAGTTGCCGATGCTGCCGTATGTTTGTAATGGTACTGAAGAACTGGTAACCAAGTATTGACTGTCAGTTATAACCAACGGTACTTCATTTGTAAACTGCCCAGTAACTTGATTCCACTGGAAAATTCCCCAAGCAGTATTGGTAGTATCTAACCAGAAACTTCCGTTTGCTGGGTTGCCTGTTGGGCGATTCAATGTAGCTGATAAAGCGGCCAAATCAATATTAGCACGTAATACATAGCACTGATTTGTAACTCCTAACGCAGAATACGCTGCTAGTAATCCATATTCGTTTAATTCGTAACCATTTATGGGAGTGCCATTAGTTGTTTGATAAAAGAATGGTACACCATAATTAGCCGATAACGCACGTTGGCTAGTGGCCAAAAATAATTTGTCAGCATTCACAGCCAATGTACCGGGAGCAACGCCTGTGCCATCACCGGATATTTTGTTCGATGCCGTCGCTATTACTACTAACGGAACAGAGTTGGTGGCAGCGGGTAAATAATTACTCTGATCAACTACTGTAACTTGTACGCCTGGGGAAACTAATGTGCTAGTCATGGTTTAATCCTTTTTCCTATTTAATATATTTAGTCTCTTCACCAAAAAACTCTGATTACGACACACCTTACAGTAAGGTTTAGTATCAAATCAATGATAAATAACTATATTATAAAGGATAAATTGTGAATAGACCACTATGCCTAACATGCAATCAAAATTTCCGAGCTATCAACTGTTATCGAAATGGCAAGATTTATTATCGAAAACAGTGTACCGCATGTCTTAAACGTGGTAAAAAATTGCCAGTACCAAAACCAAGATGGCAAGAAGGCGGATATCAAAAAAAAGCAGCGTGTGATCGCTGCGGGTTCAGGGGAATATACTCACGCCAACTATTAGTATACCACATAGACGGTAATCTACACAACTCAAATCCTAAAAATCTTAAAACTATATGCCAAAATTGTGTAATAGCTGTTATGAAAGCTGATCTACCTTGGCTCGCCGGAGATCTCGAACCAGATCGCTAATCTGTAGGTATAACTGATCAAGACCGTCTGCGCTATTATCTATAACTCTATCAAAGTTACTGCCTATCCAAGCTGTTTCCGATATGTGTATGTTGTATCTCGCTAATTGTTCTTGAAATGTGGGTATACCCTGATTGGCATGTCCCGCTATATCATACCATTCGGGATCTGGACCGCGCTTGACCCGAACCACAACACCGCCAGCATTTGTTATAGCTTTGATTTCATTGGGAAACCTTACATCTGAAATTACTATGTCATCCTGTGTCTTACGTAACTTATTTTCTAGACTAGCGATCCAGATATCGTCATGAAAAGCACGTCGACACACCTCTGTACCCCAGTACTGTAGTACCCATCTAGGAGTTAAATTAGGCATATTTAAGCGTTCTGACCACCAAGTATCGACTTGTTCTCTCCACTCCCTACTCTCGCGAGTCCTGCCCTCTAACATATCTCTTGGCCATCCGAACACCATTGCTACCGCATCTTTTAGACTATTGGCAAAACTCTCTCTGCGAAACTGATGTATATTCTGCAGATAATCTGCTATAGTGTCTTTGCCGCTGCCTATTAGTCCGGAAATACCGATAATCATATGTTGTGTCCTTTTGTCGTAGCCATCAAATACCAACCTGGTCTGTACTCGACACAGGTTTTAAAATCTAAATCTGTATAAAATTTTGGTTGATCGGTTGATATAATCAGACTTCTATCTCTAGATTCACTAAATCTTATAGCTTCCTTTACTATCCTATTTCCTATGCCTTGTTTCCTATAAGGTACATCGACACAAACCCAGGATAAATCATAAAAATACTGTAGGGTTGACTCACTCAAAATAGCGAAGCCTACCAATATATCTACACTATGGACTAGTATATAATATCTAGGTGATCCTATCAAACCGATGATATATTTAATTTTCTCAATTTCAATTGTATGTTGTAGTGTAGGCGTCATTAACTCTGGCATCTTACCAGTGGGTATAGGATAACACTTGCGCAGCAAGTTAGCCACGTTATCAATGTCGTCAAGACTGTCTACTACATCAATTTCTATCATTTAATTGACTTAATGTTAAGATGCTTCAATGTCATTTGCACTAGTTCTATTTGACGTCGACAGTCTTCCAAGGCATGATGACTAACCGGCGGTTTTGGACAATCAGGCCATAGCGAAAATAATGTGCGGCTATCACGTATTTTATAGTACTGCCAAGGCTGTTTTAGATCTCGGCTTCGATAAGCATGTTCTAATATATTAATGTCAAACGTGGGCCCTTGCGCCCAAATTTTATCGTGCTGCCATGCTAATTTATATAATTCTTCCAAAGCCGTATTTAAATCTACACGATCATGTTCGTTGAAAGCTTCCAATTGAGCTTCGGGTTGCGTGGCCCACCATTCGATAGTTTTGTCATCTATTATTCGATCTTCTTGACTTTCTAGAGTTATC